AATCTCACCGGCAGGAAGCTGCGCGAGAACGGCAAGGGTGCGCCAGGACGGCGGCAAATCCGACCCATGGGTCGGATTTGAGAGATCAGGATGATTCGCGACAGCGGTGAGCCGCTGAGCCACACGTTCCCCGAATGGCATGAGTGCGACGGCGTCCAGCCAGCGGCCGTGCCCGACACGATCCTTCGCCACGATCAGACGGCGACCGGTCTCCACGATCGACTCCACCGCGTTCTGCCACGGCTCAGCCACATAGGTGGCCGCTTCCTGCGGGGTCCACTCCCCGGCGGCCAACACGTCTTGGATCAGCTCGACGGTCACGAAGCAGCTTCAGTGGCCATGAGGGCATCGACATCAACCCTGCGGATACGCCATAGACGGCCACCGGGGAGACGCACTGCAGGAAGGACCGAGTCCTCGATGTACCGGAGGATGGTCCGGTCGGTCACGCCCATGATTGCGGCGACTTGCTGCGGACTCAACCACGCATCGTCATCGCTATTACGTTCCGTCATAGCGAAGACCATACGACGGCCCGTCATAAACGTCAATATCCGTCACAAGTGTTGTGCAGCGTGTCGCTTATGTCGTATCGTGTCGCTTATGAGTATTGATGTCGCTGCCGCGGGAGCTGAGCCCCGCACGTTCGACGAACGGCTCGGCAAGGAGATCCACACACAACTATGGGATCGGAAGATCAAGCAAACAGAGTTCGCCGTGCGCTATCTCGGCATCTCACAGTCCGCACTGTCGCTGAAGTTGCGGGGTGAGCGCCCATTCTTCGCCGGCGAACTGAGCGTCATCGCTGCGGCCCTCGGCGTGTCCGTCGCCGACCTCATGCCACCCGTGGTGCTGACGCCCGACGGAGGCAATGACAACGGCGCTGCTGGTGCCCCCACCAGGGCTCGAACCTGGGACCTGCGGATTATCAGACCGCTGATTGCCGCTTAAGGTACGGAAAAAGCACGCACATGACACATTCGGGATCGCCCAGCCGCCTCTCGGCAGCGATGCGTAACCGTGCCCTGACCGTGATCCAGAACAAGCCAGCAAACGATCAAGTAGATGATCTAGTTGCCCGCATGGTCCAAACACACCCGCTCATTTCCGAATGGGAACTGTGGCAAAACGCCGCACGACGATCAGAGCGGACCATCAGCGAACGCATCCGAGTCATTAGCCAATTCGCCTACGAACTCCAATCGTCACCAACGACCGCGACACCCATTGAGATCGTCCGCTGGCTCGCCTCACACGCGGACTGGTCCGCGTCCACGAACGCTACCTATCACTCCTACCTGCGGTCGTGGTTCTCCTGGCTGTGCCTGATGGATCACCGCATGGACAACCCCATGCTGAAACTCGCCTCACCGCGCTACCCCGATCGGGTGCCGCGGCCAGTGAGCGACGATGGCCTGATTCAGCTACTCACGATGAGGATGCATCACCGCACGCGGGTGATGATTCTGCTCGCGGCGCTCGCCGGTCTGCGGGTCTCCGAAATCGCGCACGTCCGCGGCGACGACATTGACGTGAGCAAACCCGCCCTGTACGTGACTGGGAAGGGTGACAAACGTCACGCTCTGCCACTGCACCCATTACTGGCCGAGGCCGCATTGACGATGCCGCGGCGCGGCTGGTGGTTCCCCGGCAACGCGCGCCGGCCGGGATATCCGATTCATTCGAAGTCGGTGAGCGACATTATCGGTAACGCGATGCGCCGCGCGGATGTGCGGGGAACACCGCACAGTCTGCGCCATTGGTTCGGTACGACACTGCTTGATGACGGTGCCGACTTGCGGACGGTTCAAGAGCTATTGCGGCACAGGTCGTTGTCGACGACGGCGATTTACACGAAGGTTCCCGATGTGCGCCGGGTTGATGCGGTCGGCCGGCTGGACCCGTTTCGCGCGGCCTGACTCACTGAACGAGGGGATTGAGGCAATGAAAGTATTTCGAGACAACTGGTCGGTTACGCTGCCGAGCATGGGGAGAATCGTCGCGGCGATCACCGCAGTCGCTGCGGCAGCGATGTTCTGTACTGCACCCGCAGGCGCTGATGAAACCGACTTCTCGGGCTGCGAATCCGTCCCGATCCTTGGCCTCAACCCGCAGATCCGCAAGATATGCGATGACCCGATCAGGCCAGACGGGTCGTGGACGCGGTACCGCCAATTCGTGCACCCCACCTACGTACACAGCACCTGCGGCGACTACGGGGGTTTCGTCGGTGGTAGTTACTACTGCCCGCCGTGGGCGCCGAAGGACACAATCCCCGCGGAATTCGGCGAGGTGGAGACTTACCCCGTCACCGCGGACACTGTTCCGCCGGGCGAGCCCGGTCACCTAGCGAATCCAATCAGGTGCTCGGGAGCAGCGTTTCGGTGTGACTGACACAATTCCGGCCAGGCAGGCCCGGACACCTGGGCTAGCTTCCCCAACCGACGACGAAACCGCCCCAGCTATGGGGAGCCAGGGCGGTTGTCAACGGTCGAACGGGTCAGGATACGACGGCCGGCGGATCCTCGGGCGGCTCGTCGATCCTCAGTGCTATATCGCCTTCGCTGAGCTTCTCGCCGGTTTCGGGGTTGGTGAATTGCTGACCCGACAGGTAGCCGATGATGCCACCGAAGATCGTTCCGAGGCTGGTGCCCAGTAGCGTCAAGAACCCCTCGGATAAGTCGGTCACGGCGGGATTGGCGACGGTGTTCCAGACCGCGCCGCAGGCGATGACCACCAGTGACAGCCCGGAGCAGACCGCCAGGACCAGCCCCATGTAGGTCTTGATCGAGTGATTGGCGACTACCTTGACCCAGAGTTGCGGCTTGGGTTTGCCCAATTCGGCCACCCGTCTACTCGTCGTTTGCGCGGTGACGGCCCACCGGCTCGGACAACTCCACGGCGTGCGACATCGACGCCGTGCCCGTCCCACCGATCGGCAACGACACCACACTGGTCAGCACAGATGTTACGGCGCCGGCGACCATCGTCCCGAGGATGGCTTTCCAGTCCAGGTTCCACGCATCGACGGCGTCACCACCGAACATCACCAGCGCGAACTGCGCGGCAGTTTTCGCCGCCCTCTCCAAAGCGTCAACCCAGAACTGCTTGGTGAACATGGAGTTTCCCTTCATGCGAGTATCCGCCGGAGGTGTTCGATGCCGGGGCCGAGGTCGAACACGTTGTGCTTGTCGAGGTTGGCGGCGCCTTTGATGCCGGAGGCGATGGCGACGAACACTGCCCACAGTTCCGGGCCGCCGTTGCCGACGATTTCGCCGACCTGCTCGGCCAGCGAGTCCTTCCCGGTCCACTCGTTTTGGACGGCCCGGTAAATCGCCGTCTTCATTTCACCGGTGTTGTCGGCGGTGTTGTCGGCGTACAGGTCGCCGGACCGTGACACTTCTTTCCACGTGTCGGGCGTGTTTTCCATCCGCCTGTCGGCGATGCCCTGACGGTCAGGCTTCGGCGGGTCGGGCACCCATTCGGCGCAGACACCTTTCTCGCGGTACGGGTTGCCGTAGGACACGGCTCCACGGAAATGCGAGTAGGGCCAGCGATCCTGGTTGGGCCTGATCTGCTGAAGAAAGTACGTGCTGGCGACGATGCCGCCCTGGCTGTGGGACGACAACGCCCACGGTGTTCCCGGCGGCAGGATCACCGGATCATTGACGACGCGGTTCAACTCTGTGACACCCGTCGAATTTTTGAACGGCAACGAAGTGTTGTCGTAGCCGATCGGTTGGACCCGCACCGCACCCTGCTCTTCGATGACGTGGGCACCGAAATAGGCGGGGCCGGTGAGCATGTCACCCAGGTGGCCGGCCACGGTGAACACCACCGGCTTGGTGGAAACGGCGGGTTGGATGACACCCAACTGGACCTGCGTCTCCCAGTCGAAGATCCCGATCTGGTTCACGTCCGGGCCGGGCCGGCCTTTGAACGCCACCTGGACGTGGATGTTGGCCTGCCACTGCCGCAACGCAACACCGAACTCGGCGGTGTAGATGTCGGTGTCGCCTAAGCCTTTGCCGTAACTGAACTTGCCGAGGGCGCGTTTCGCGGCCGGGATCTTCGGGTGCCGCTCACCGATGTTCTGTACAGGCACCCACGCCATCAGGGCCGCCAGCCGAGGCGACCGAAAATGTCCTGCACCAGATTGTCCACGATGTGGTCGTCGAGGTTGCCGGGGATGATGTCGGTGACTTTGTCGGCGGTGTTGACGCTGATCTGTCCCGCCGACTGCGCAACAGCG